CGGCGTGTGCCTTGTTGTTAGAATCTATTAAGTTCCCTACTCTTTCTACCAATACTGCAACTGATTCCCTGAGAGTAGGCTTCAGAGTCATCTTAAGTCCCCTTGAATAAGAACAATGAGAAGTAGTTAGGACCTGCCACTGCACTTGCCTGTATAGCTAAGTATTGCCCGTTAGGACTTACAGCCATCGAGTAAATAGTAAAGTTCGGTATCGTGATAGTCTGTAACAGAACGCCGTTCTTGTAAACTTTGTTTCCTATTGTGAAGTATGTCCCTAACACACTTGCTTGAAAGTAGTATATGTTAGTCATTGGTGATTCTGTAAGAAGACTTGGAACGACTGTACTAAGGGGGGCTATGTAAGTGCCACCGTTAGGATTAGTAAATAACAAGAAGCTACCAGAGAACATTATATTGTAGGTATCATTGTTTACACCGAAAGGCATCGGTGAACCTACCTGTGCATAAGAAGAGACATTCACTTCTATTGTGATAGGAACTATAGACTTAGAATTAAGAAAGGCAGTAGTTATTTCTTCTACTGTGCCTAAGTTCTCCATTTCCTGTGCGCTGTCGTTTATCGGATTATCTTCGCTCATTGGTTATCCTGTCCTTCGTAACCACCATTTGTATCCCAGACATTACTCTTGCCCTTTATGAACCCGAAGCTATTTTGTTTCTTAGTAATGTAGATTCTGTGAGTGGTTAATTTAGTTAGGCTTTCCATGTCTAACTTTGTCGTTGTAAAAACTTTATCGAGTGCTTCTCTAACGGTAGATGTGGCATTAGCCATGTACTGCCTTGCTTCTTGCAAAGTAAGAATACCCTTAGCGTAAAGTCCCATGTATATGTCTGGGTTTACCGTAACAGCGTTAGTCTGTGCGGGGTTAATACCTTGCGCTCCAATACCATAAGTAACTCGAATGTAGTCGAGCATCTTCTTCATGCCAAGAGCGAACCACCCTGTAGCATCAACGTCCCCGAGGAAGTCTGGTGTATTAGCTCCCCGTATCTTTGCTTCGTTAGGAATGTATCTTCTCTTAAAGATAGAAGCTGCGAAGTCTGCTGTGATAAAGATTATCGGGTCTGGGATTGTTCCTGTTAGTGGAACGGTAATGTAAGGTGTTAGGAACATGTCTACTAATCTACTTGCTTCAACTATAGCGTTAGTTAAGTAAGTATCGTAGTTCGTGTTACTTGTACTGATTATGACCCTATCCTTAACGTATGTTGGGTCACAATATTGTGTAGTTGAGGCAAAGTCTGTTGGCATTATGCACCGACCCTATACAATGTCTTTGGTCCTTCTGAATTACGTGCCTTTATTTGTGCATAAAGCGCAATTAAATCTTCGTTATATGAAGTCCAATCAATGTTTAGTTCCTTGGCTAATCCCCGAGCGTAGTTAGTAGCTGCGAAGTGTGCCTTGTCTGGTCCTAAGCTCTGAGACATTAGGCTGTACTCGTATTCTTTCTCAGCCATTATCAATGCGTAATAGCGATCTGGTACTAACGGGTCAATGTACAACTCTGTCATATTCTGATTGTAACCAGCAACTCCTTCGTGCATCTCTGTTATCTTTATCTTTGGGTGATAAGCACCTTCTAACTTCATCTCTGATTCTTGTGCTTGTGCTGCGCTGGTGTCTTTCTTCTCTGCTGAAAGAGCCTGTGATAACTTAGGTGGTTGCATAGGTTTACCGTCTGGTCCTACCTGTGTAGCCATCGCTGCCATTTGTTCTTTAATGCGGTCTTGTTCCTTCTGTACATCGAAGTCCCATTTGTGGTACTTAACAAGAACTTCTAAGCATCCTATCTTAGATATGATCTGCTGTCCTTCTGCTTGGAAGAGGTCTGCTATTGCGTACTCGGCTGTCTCTTCTGGACCGAAGTTTAATCTAATGTCTGCCTTCTCAGCATCGAACCCGAGCTTATCAAGCAATTGCTCAAAGATGTCTTCAAACTCTTGCTTCATTATTCGGCGCATGTTGCTGATCTTGAATTGGTAGACTTCACTTGCCGTGACTGATGTAGCCTTAGTGAATCCTTGCTCAAGACCTAACTTGAGTGAAGGGTCTGCTAATGACATGAAAAACTCGTCCCGCTCGTTCTTGATAAACTCGTCATAGGACTGTGTTCGTTCTGGTACTTCTAACTCTACCTTGATGTCTGTGTTAGTAATAATCCTGTTGCCTGTAGGACTCATGTTAGCAACTTTGTCACTAAGGGTTTTACCCTGTGCATCCTGAGCTTCAAAGTCCTCGTTGCTCATGTTCGGTACTCCAATCCAGACGTTACCGAATGAGAAGTTCTGGAATCCCTGATCTAAACTTCTTCTCATGTTCAGTCTAACATCGTAGATCGAAGGAGCTACATGCCCCGCTGAATCAACGGGCTTAGCGAGAAGTGAGTATATGACTCCCTGTCCCATAGGAGCGTGATAACCTGTTATGCCAATGCGGAAGTGAACAAACTCGTTGTATGGAATAACTTTGCTTCCGTAGATAGGGACTAACTGTAGATCGTATTCTTCTTGTAAGGCTCGATCTGGTTCTACCCTTACCATGTGCCATGCTGATTCAATTGGAATCTTAGAGAATCCGAAGTCATCTATCTTCCAGAATGAATTGCCGAAGGCTTTCATTTCAATGGCTATCTCAAGAATCTTGTTGTCTATGTGGTTCTTTCTACACCACTCTTGAATAACCTGTAAAGCTGTCTGTCTCTTGGGACCGAGCTTCACTTGGTAATCTTTGTTACCTGTTAAGAAGAATCCTGTAGCACAGACTTGTTCTGCGAACATTGTAATAGCCTCTTTAACCAGAGGGTCATTCCACAGAACATTGACTTGCTGTTCAAAAGTAGGAACTTGATAGATACCGTAAGACTGTTCTACTGCGCCAAGAACTAATGTCTTTGTTGGTCTAAGTTGTTTAGCAGACTTAGGCGTTCCCCAAAGATGTAGACCTACTGAACTTTCCCGTAGGCGTTGTATTAAAGAAGGAATTGTTTGTGGATTAGTTACTCGTTTACTCATTATTCATTCCCCGAGGGCGCTGGTAAACCAAGCATATCGCTTATTTCTTTAGCAGCGTTCTTGTGTCTACTAATTCTACTCTTTAGCTTACCAACTTCATCGTCTATCTCCCGTTCTAACTGATCTCCATTAATGAAGATATTCGATTGCATCTGTAAAGCCTTGAGTGTAACCCTGTTCATCTCTACCATTTCAATAATAATGGCAAGAAGACTTTCGTTCTCTTTGCGTATATCCTTCTCGATCTTAACGAGTTGGGCTATTACTGCTTGATTGTAAAGTTTCTCTTCATTATCCATAGGTATCAAATCCAAGGGTAGCCATACCGATCTGACTTCTCAGGATTAATAGCATTGTTGGCTATATTCCCGTAAGCTGCGTAGACCGCATCTCGGTTAGCTTCTGTTATTGTACTGATGTCACCAACAATGTGATGACAGAAACCACATAAGAGAAAGGCGTCCGTGTCTGTCCCTTCTATGAATCCTTCCTTGGCTATTATGCTCTTACCGCAGATCGCACAAGCATAGTTAGAGTGTAAGTCTAACAGTGTCAGTAGATCAGTAAGTGTTACCGAAGTTGCTTTGTTCCCAAAGTACGGGTAAGGATAGCTTGGAAGGGTAGACATGTCTATCCCCTTATAGGTCTATCTCTGCTTCATGCAAGACCTTTTTAATGTCGTTTGTTAGAACCCTATAGCACCCTTGAAGGTTTCCGCTTACCATGCTATTTGCTGGAAGGACTTTCTGTACTTTCTTAATGATCTCTTCTTTCCCTTCCTTGCGGGCTTTCTCAACTGCTTCTTTAGTAGTCCTGTCGAAGGTCTTAGCTGCTTCCTGTAGCTTGTTAACTACGGGTTCGAGTTCTTTTACTCGGGCGTCAAGCACAGTCTTCTCAGTCATCAATGCAGTCTTCTCTGCTTGCAACTGAGTAATAGTTACTGCACTTTCAGTAAGTTTCTTCTCTGCTTCTACTAACTTAGGGTCTGGTATAGGGGCTGCTCCCTGTATAGGCGCTGCTCCCTCTGCTGGTTTGTTTGGGTCTATTGCTGATTCAACCAATTTCTCACACTCATGTTTATTTTGAACGTAGCTACTTTGACTCTTAGGATTCATGGGTCCATCCACCTTATTTAACCCTTCGTCTATTGGGTTCTTATTCTCTGTCTCTGCTCCCATGCTACCTGTTACGCCTGTCTCTTGCTGAGTAACAAGTTTGTGTTCATCAAGCTCAGGCTTAGCGGTATTACCGCTCATTGTCTGATCTACTCTTCCCTTCTCGGGAGTACCACCTACACTTGTAGGTCCTTTACCTTTGTTATCGTCTATGAAGCCCGCACTCATTACATTCATTATGGGCTTCTCCACATTAGGGGGGTCTTGATTAGAGATTCCCTGTTGTGGCTCATTGTTAAGTAAGTTAGTCTCTTCTGGGCGTTGTCTTCCAATGCCTGTATTATCAATGAAGAGAATAGTGTTAGGATTCTTGTCTTCTGGTAGAACGGATTCTGTTCCTTTCTTATCTTCTACCTTGTGCTTAATGTAACCGCAGTAAGCGTTAGGATTACCCTTGTCTTTGTTCTGTGCTACACAGGCTGCGAAGTCTTGGTATCCAGCGAAGGGTTCACCTAAGCGCTCCCCGTACATTGACTCGTAACCTTTAATATCTGATTCGCAAAGTTTCCCGTATTCGCATTCACATTCTTTGAAGAATGCTTGGTCTTTCTCGGGATGTAAGTTGGATTGCTGTAACTTATCAGCGCCTATAAACTCTACTGCTGCTTCCATACAGGCGTGTCTAAGAAGATAAGGTTCTACAGAAGTTGTTATCATAGAAGCTGCTCTAATAATATCTACTTCTGATTCAACTAACTGAGCAGAAACATGTTTGTCTCCCGCAGGAGCGCCACACAAAAGATCAATTTGATCGAAGATTAATCCTATAAACTCTACACCTGATTCGGTGTACCGCTCATCTCTCCATGAGTAAGTTATGCTGAATATTGATTCTTTTCCTTCATGGATAAGAGTGCGAACTTTGTCTATCCACTCATCGGGGAAATAAGCGAGAACTTCCGTATTACATGTTGACTGATTGTATTGTGCGTCAATGGTAAATGCGCCTTCTATTAATCCTAAGTGGTTTAGACCTATTGCTCTATGAGCTAAACTGCGAGAGGCTTCGAGTAGTTCTTGAGTAGTAAAAAGTCTAACGGGGTACTTAGCACTCCCCGCATGAAAAGTAGGATGTGGAGTCTTAGCAGTAACCATTACCATATTCTTTGAGTTTAGATCGGTAGGTATCTTAACCCAATCGTACTGACTCTCGCTAAGACGCATTGTAGTACCCAACTATAGGTTCAATGGAACATTCTTAAACTTCTGAGTCATGCTATTGTCGTATCCGCAGCTTTCACAGACTATCGCTCCCGTTTTATTATCAACGGTAATATAATCTTTCTCAGCACAGACAGGACATTGATGAAGCTCAGCGTGAACTACTTCTTTCTCGCCTGATTGAGCAACTGCAAAGTCTGTTTCTTTTTGTACCATAAAGTAAACACCTGTTTAATAGAAAAGAGTCTCCCAAACTTATTAACAGTTATGGGTTACGGGAAAGTTAGTCTTGGGTTCTTCTTTCTCGGGGGACTTTGCACTACCTTAGCTGACGTACCTACATTGTAGACAGGGGGGAATATCCACTTGCTATTATGCAATACGAACCGCTCGTCAAAGGGATTAATGAGTACCCCATCAACTTTGCGTATTCGAGTGTTTCCATTGTACTTACCAATGTAAGGAACATAACTATTAGAATGAAGTATAGCGATCTCTATGTCCTTACCGTCTTCTTTACCCATTGGGCGATCTGTGAAGCAGTAGTTCGCTCTACGGTAATCTACCATCGTGTAGTTCCAAGTAGCATCTAAAGGAAGAGCATGAATACGAGCAGAGTAAACAAGATAGTTCAATGTAATCTGCTCAGAGCCAAACGCTGAACTATACTCAAAGTTATCTATCATCTTAGAGAGTAAGAGCATTATTTGGTCGTAAGGTCCACCGAAGACACCAGCATTGATAATAGGCTTATCCTTGACTGCTTCGTAATACTCTGGGAGTAGGACATTGTACACATGACCAAAGATACTCCGTAGCTTGCTGTTCTTCTCTGTCTCGGCTACATACCTAATACATGGCTTGCAGTAGTCTATAAGAGGTTGTATGGGCTTGAAAAACTCTATGTCATTACCATCGGTTATAATGACGGTATCATAGCCCTTGAGAGTCTTAAGAACATTGTAGAATTGGAATATCCTATCACTTGGAATGCAATTGTATTTATGAGAAACTTTGCGATAAATCACATTAGACTGTACACTAAGATAGTCTACGTACTCCTTGCTAAAAGACTTTAAATGATTGCAAGGCATCACGTTAATTGCTGGTTCGTAATCTACTATTAGAACGTCACCTTTGTACTGCCCGTCATCACGCAGACTTGGCAACCATATATTCTTTATACAACCTTCGTTAGCTGTAGTCACAATCAGTGTTTTTGAAATATCAATCTACTCCTTTTCTTCTTAGCTGCTTCCTTCTCCCAATACTCCTTCTGAATCTGAGCTTCTATGATCTTGAACATTGGGTCTTTAACTTTCCAATCGTGAGGACCACAATGATGTAGTATAACAACCGTGTCCTTGTCGTAAGGTTCGAATGCTACACTATGCCATTTAGGGTCGAGGTACTGCACTTCCATCTTCTCATAGTAAACGAAGGCATTGAATAGCATCTGCTCCATCCCCCAATAGTTCTCGTATTCTAAGTAGTTGGTACAGGTCTTAAGCAGAGCATACATCTGATCTGCTGGTCCTACGAACATCCCGTTGTTAATAATCCTCTGGGTTCTGATCGCTTGCCAATAATCATCGGGTAGCATCTGCCATCTCCATTTAAACTCCACAATCATCTCGTTAAGCCAATGCTCTCTTGTAACTCCTATGGTATCTTTGCATATTTCAAAGAGTGGGGCAATAGGATGGAAAAACTCTACATCGTAATCTATAGACATGATGACATCGTAGTTCTGGTAGATCGGTTTCAATAGGTACTCGTAGATTCTGAATCTGTCTGTCCCATAAGACTTGTAGAGTATCTCTTTTGGATAGTGGAATGTGATCTTCTTATCTGGATACTTAGCGAGTACCGCTGCAACGTCCTCGGGTAGAAACTTGTTCTCGTTTATGTTACTTACTATTATCAGGTCCCCATTGTACTGACCCGCTCCGTAGAGACTTGGTAGCATGTTTTCCATTAAGAATTTCTTAGGACCTATCGTTAGAATAAGAGTCCTTAAAGGCTTAGATTCTGAATCCATATCTATCTACCTTGTTATCGAATGTGATCTTACCACCGAAGGACATTCTCCCGTTTAGACCGCTTGCGCCCTTTGGGGGTTCGTAGCAGCTTAGCATTAATGCGTCTACGAGATCATCACCTTCTTTATGGTGAATATTGTATTTTAACATTTGTTCTATGAGGGGCTTACTGTTCTCTAATCGAGTAGAGATTATCAGATTGTGTTCCCTAACCTTTCTAAGTAACTGTCCCCTCGCTGCTTCCTTAGTGGATAGTTCTCTTTTCTCTTCCCCGTCCGTTAATGTGATTGCTTTAGAAAGGTCTACCTTATCCATCCTACCCCTGTAGTAAGGGCGTATGACCTGTCGGTAGTCTGCTATGCTCCCTGACTTACTGTCTATCTTAGTGATTGTAGGTCTGTGTGAAGAGAGCAGCGCTCCTATCTGCGGGGCTAAGTTCTCTATACTCTGGTCTTTCCAATACCCAATGTACAAGACCATGCGCTTAACTGAACCGTTGCGCTCTGTAAGTATGTAAGTTGTATTATGGAATCCGCAGTCTATCCCTACTTCCCGAGTAGCATTCATTCCACCCTGAGGGTCAGGCTCTATGTCTTGGCAGCAAAGGTCTACGTTTGTTGACCCGAAGTAACTCTTCTCCTTGTTAGCTGTTACCTGTCCTAAGCATTCTGCATTCCAGCGTTCCTTACTCCAAGTTGCTTTCCAGATAGCTACATCGTTCCATCCCCCTGTCACATCACTTGAATGCTGTGTAAGGTGAAACGGTATGCCTTTAATGAAGTGCTTAGAGTCTTCGATTAGCTGAATGAACCAAGGTATTCCACTCTTCTTCTCAGAGTAAGGCGTCCCAATAACTATGAGCATCCCGAGGATGTCTTTCTTCAAGCACCCGAGAGCCTTGAGTATTACGCCTGTATCTACATCCTGAGTCTCGTCAATAATGATAACATCTGCCCTGTTACCTTCTACCGCTTTCACTGTAGCTTTAGCTGGTATTAGTCGGCTTAGGTTATCCTTGAATTGTATCCCTGTCTTCGGTATCATGTCAAAGTTGGACTTGATTACTAAGCGCTCTTGTAGGTCTGGTCTGTTCCTAAAGAATACTCCTATGTTTGTGTACAGGGCTTCTTGGCTACTAACTACCAGAACATTAAGAGGCTTACCAATCTCTGTACTGTACTTGTCTGCGTAGTATAGTCCCGCTGCTGCTACGAGCATCGTCTTACCGAAGCCCCTACCGCATGAGACTGCTTGTCGTAAAAGCTCAAAGTTTCTCAAGTCCTTTAGAAGCTGTGCCTGAGGAACAAGAAGTAACCCTTTAAGGTCTGGTCTAATCGTCCAGAAGTATTCTATTATAGGACTCTCTCGACCCGCTCCTTTCTGATAAATTAACTTGGGGTCTATAGCTTCTTCCTTTCGTTTGTAAAGATTAGGCATTAAGCCTCTCCCTTCCTCATAGAGAAGTATTCGCACTTAGCCTTGATTGCGAAGGGACATATCTTACAGTATTGGTAGGGTCCTATTGTCATTGGGGCTAATCCAATGAATTGTCTAATTGCGTTCTTAATCCATTCCTCTATGTTAGGGTCTGCTTCTACAGGCACTCGTTGTATTAGATCGCCTGTTACCTGACTAAACTCTTCTACATAGTGTCTCTTCCAGAGATCGTAGCCAATGGATTTAACTAAGTCTTCCAGCAACCAGAGGTATATCTGTAGTTGTCTGATCGCTGCTTTAACTTCTAAGCTCCACATGTACTTCTTGCTTGTGGTCTTAAGTTCGATGAATGAAACGTAAGCCTTAGCCTTGTAGTAGAGAACCCGTAGATCATCGTAGTCTCCCCGTATCACAACGGTACACTCGTCCATCTCTATCGTTCTTTCAAAGGCTCTGCCTACTTTGAATCTCTCTAAGTTTCCTCTGACAACATCCCTGTCAAAGTCTGTAGAATAACGCCCATAGTTCCTATGAGCTTTGTTACCGAATGAAATAGCATCTCCCTTAAAGGAAGGTACTCTTGCTAACTTACGATTAAAAGATTCTATCTTTGCTCTCTTACTACAAATTTCTACATGGCAAAGACTACTAACTCTCAAGAAAAATAATGGTTTAGAATTAACTAAGTTCTCCATTCTCTGCCTTCCTCTTTAATTCTCTATACCCCGACTATTTTGTTCTCAATAATCCAGTAGTGCGATTGACAGCGAAGACTGTAATTACCGATAGATGGCTTCAATGTTACTGTTTCTCCGTTCCATGTTAGATTCCAGTCAGTGGGGCTAATGGGTGTTACCACAATTTCGCCGCACCCGCAGGGGCATTTATGAATCGCTGTTGAGTAAGGTATGGAGATATACAAAATACCCTCCTTTACTTCTTGAGGAATATACTTTACAAATTTAGGTTTGATCAGCTTTGTTTTCATATCTAACCATAAACCCCATTCTGGGTGTTCATCGTTCCAATGATGCCAATACAACTCCAATGATGCCAATACAACCTTTTAGGTACTCTATCGCATAATTCACAAATACCTTTGTATTCTCTTTTATGAACATGAATATATCCAGTAGTAGTTCCTAAACAGTTCTCCCTATGCCATTTCTTACTCTCTTCTTTATGTTGTTCTCTATAAAATTTATCCCTACATTTATCAGAACAAAAATGACTATTCTTTCTTTTCGGAGAGAACTCTCGTTTACATTCTTTACAAATAAAAATTGGGGTAGGAAGAGTTGATTGATTACTCAATCAGCTTAGCTTCCTGAGATCGAACCTTTTTGCGTAGCACCACTGAAAATCGGAGTAACTCCGTATCTCACAGTGCCTATAAAACCATATTCATTCCAAACAGGGAAAAGGACAGGTTCTATGCGTAAAGTTCGTCTTGTTACGAGAGCTATGCTCTTTTGGCTGTTTAAGGCGTACATCGTTCCTTTCGGAAGAACTGATTGTTTCAGTATCGTAGCACCTAACGCTAATCTAATAGCGCCTCTTTGAATTGGGTCTGTTGAACCTTCGTACAGGACGTTAGTCATCTGTATAATGTTCAGCAATTGCCAATAAAGATCGGGTGACACCAGAACGTAGTCTGGGGGACCGTAGGTCTTAAAGCTGCCATCACTCTGTTCGATACCTTGGTCAACTGCACCGACCACGTTTAGGAAGTCAGTCCAGAGAATAGGATTACCGATAGTGATGACTTCTTGTGCTGGCATTCCTTCTTGGAAGTCGGAAGTTGTTCCACCGAGAGTATCGTTTGCGTAGCTGCCTGTTTGCGCTGCTGGAACACTCGCCAATCCGTGACTGCCTGTTAAGATGTCTTTCATCATTAAGTAGGCAATTGCGTGACCCAGACCCTCAGCCATTTCTGCCTGAACGTCAAAGGTAACATCTTCGAGTAATGCTCTGGTCCATGTGACCTTTGCACCTTTCTCTGATTCGGGAGTAGAGAGGTCTACAGTTGCGTAATCAATCAGCTTTTCGGAGTGTGGTAGTTGTCCGCTTGAAATGTTCCCTGCCAACTCTTGATATTCAGTCTTCGGTACTTTGAACACTACGTTTTCAGTCGTGTACTTTTTAACGAATGAGTCATCCATGTATCTTGTGAATCCACGAATAACAGCGTTGAATATTTCAAGGGTAGCATAGACTTGCAATCCAGCGGTTGCGCCTGAGGCATCTCCAACGGTTTGACCCCTTAGAGCGCCCATTTCAATCTCACCTTCTGTGAGATTCTCTTTCTGCCATTGTTTGTAGCCTTCAAGCCCCATCGCTTTGAAGTTATCAACCCATCGTTCTACGAATAGGTGATACTGATGTTCGGTCTGTTTCATGAACGGACCTACACCGTTATCTTTGTAAACGGGGTCTTGCATTACAGCTTCAAAAAGCCTTTTTTTGTATTGCATGTTTGTATCCTTCTTAGTTGTTGTTGCCCTAACCAGATCGGCTAAGGACTTAATACTTCTACCCTCAGAGGGTATTATAATCTAAGAAAGGTCGTTTAATATAAAAAGCATTATGGGTATTGCTATTGGTGAATCTATATTGCAGTAAGTGAATCAATACAATATACAATAGCTACCATTCGTAGAGAATGACATCGCCCAGATCATCCTCTTTGGTAATGAGAACGTCTGCCTGATTACCCCAAGTTATATCCAAGAAGAAGTCTAATAAATCACTAAGTTTCCTTGGGAGCAGATCGAAGAAGAAGTGTATAGTCTCATGGCAAGTGCTTAGGAATCTTTGCTTATTACACTCTTGATTAATTACATCGAGTTGTATGTTCTTGCATCCACAATCACAGTGAAAGAATTGTCCTCTAACTCTATCATCTTGGAACAGCACCCATCTGACTTTCGGTAGGAGTTTCATTCTTGTGCCACCTGACTATATGGACTGCGGGAAACCCGTAATCCAAGAGACTTGTTTGCTTCTTCATTTGATTATCCTTCGGGTAGTCGGGATAGCACAAAGGTCTGAGAGAGAGAAAGGTTGTAAAAACAACTGCTTCCCGTGCTACCCTCAAATCATTCTTAGCTGTTCTGGTTATATAAGTGTTAAGGTCTAACTGTCTTTGTCTCTCTCCAAATATGGTAGAGAATTATACCGTAACAGAGGGTGATCACTACTAAAGCTATTGCTGCTTCTGTCTCAGTCCACATGCACATACACCATCAATAAAAGTGTGTATAATATGAGTCGGGTCTTTTCGTATCCTCTTCTCTTTAAGTATCTCTAATAGGTAGCCTTGAGCGTTAAAGATAATAGCGCAAAGGGCGTCTTCAATGTTCTCCCGAGCCTCGTCTGGGTATCCTCGGTGAGCTAAGTGAAGGTCTTCAAAGTGTCTGTTAAGACTCTTAATGTAAGCGTCTTTTGGTATCCCCTTCTGCCAATTATCAGAGTCTCGGGTCGTACCGTCCTTTAGTTTCCTATTAGCGTTCATGTATTCAGCGAACCGTTTCTTCACCAATGGAGAATAGAATCCTTCGTAATCGAGTTTCCCTTTATCACTATCCCTGTTAGCCCCTGACTTGAATTGCCTTATCTTAGTCTTGTACCTTCCTCTGTATATGTACTTAATATTCTTGAAGTCTCCCCAATCTAAACTGTTACTTCCGATGTACCCTCTATTAAAGAACGGGGAAACTTTGAGGGTTAATGGAGATACGGGACCACCGCTTACAGGACGATAACAGAATGGTATTTCTCTTGGCTCAGCTATTAACTCAGCGTTGCATCTATTCTCGCACCAAGCCCTACAATAGCTTCTTATGTAACAATCTATCATAGATGGAACACCAACTTTACCAAAAGAAATAGCGTAGCCCAACTCGTTATTAGACTCGATATGAAGTAAGCTCTTTCGAATCCTACTCATTTAGAATCTGCTCCCGTATTGAATAACTTTGGTGTTTTTACAGAGATTCCGTAGAACCTCTACCACTTCGGGAGTATCCTCGAAGTAGACATCTATCCCCAAGTTGTTGAGTACCTTAGCCTTAACCTTTGCTAGCTCAACAAGCCAATCCTGCATGTTAGTATCTGGGGTAGGCATTGAATGGTTAGTCATTATGAGATGTGCGTTAGGATAATACTTCTCTTGCCATTTCTTAGTGATCGCTGCAAACTCTAAGTTTCTACCTGTAATTAAGTAAAGCTCGTCCCCCGCACTCAGGTAATCGTAAAGGTTGATCTGATTCAATCGGTTAATGTAGTAACAGTCGTTCAATGCCTTTCGTTTCTCTGGGTCACTGCAAAGGTCTATTTCTCGTAGAGCTACAAGGTCTTGGTTTACTGCTACACCGTCAATATCAAAAGCCATCTTCATCGGTGTTTTCTCCGTTTTCTGTGCTTTCCCTTGTTTTCTATTACAGCGTCTATCACTTTACCAGCAAGTTCCCCTTCGTAAACAAGGTCCTTACCGACAAACGTACCCGCTGCTTTCTGATCTAATTCGTACTTTCTCCGCATAAGAGCTACTTCTTGTGGAGACTTGTTAGCGGGATTCTCGCTGTTGAAGTATGCGCTCATTCTACAGAGTTCGCATTGTTCAATAGGTACTATCTCTAACTGTCTGAGTGGAAACCCCGCTGTTTTCCTGTGACCATCACAGACCTTCATGCTTATTCCTCTAAGATTTCGCATGTAGCCTGTTTTGCTTTGGTACAATCTTTACCAACATAAGGACAAGTCCCACTATAGAAACAGACCTGACACTCTATACATTGGGTTATTGGACCGAAGAGTTCTCTTCCACATTTACAAGTTGGCAATCTTCTTCATCTCTCACTTCTATAGAAGGGCCACTTAGCTTATTAAGCTTATTGACTAACCGTTTCCTAATGCGGTCCCAATCTATTAGATCAAGGAAGTAATCTGGTATTCTAAAGTCTTCTACTATAGAGATGTCCTTGACAGGGATTACTACATCTGCCTTGATACCGTTAGTCCTTCCCCTGTAAATCCATTCACTCGGGTACTTTGGTTGTGGTAACTTCTGACCGAAAAGCGTTGTCTGTGTCTTGGATACTTTGGATACTTTGAGGAACTTGATCGGTAATCGCCTTGGCTTGTCACCCTCGGTGAAGTCTGTGTTAAGGAACATGTTATCGTAGATCGCTGAGCGAGCGTGACTTGGAAAGCTTAGTCTCCCGTTCTTGTCTAACCCAGCAGCATCAGTACACCACCCTTTCTTTGGGTCGTTCCACATTCTATCCTTGAGTTGCATTGGGTAAGCTATATCCATTGGACCGTATGCTCGGGCGTCAAAGTCCTTTAGTAGTTCTACTTTGTAAGCTTCGATCTGGTCTTCTTTATCATCGAGGCTCATCTTTAGAACTTCCTTGACTGCTATCTTCTCAAGGGCGCTGGCATCACTTCGAACACTTGATACTCCTTTAATATCGTAGCTATCGTCACTATCGTTTGCTATCCAACTCTTCTTCTCATCCCAGAGTACCTTACCAGCGTAGAGTTTCTTAGCAAGGAACCTAACCTTCTTGTAGACCGCTTTGAGTCCTAACTCTGCGTGTGCAGTAGCCCCGTACTTCTCAAGAAAGAATGCTGTAAGGTGATCGTTAACATTCTTCTGTAGCTCCTGAGCTTCCTTGAGGCATTCCTCTGGTGTACTACTGTGTAGCTGCACGAAGGTCGAATCAGTATCTCCATAGAGAAGAGAATATTTTATAGTGTCTAAGTATCGCACCATTTCTTCAATCGTTATTCTGCCTAAGATTGCTACTGCCTGAGTACATTCTTTCCTCATTAGTCGGAAGCCCGCAAAGTCCATTACTCCGTAAATTGCGTTTGTGGTCTTCTTAATGTTGTACTGTCGGCGCTCCCACTTCTTAATAACACTCTCTGGTTCGTGATTCGCTATTGCCTTAGACATCTCCTTTTGGTATCGTGTTCGCATAGCATCGAATGTTAGAATTAACTGTGGAAGTAACCCTGTTGGTTGCTTAAGGAAGTAAGCTGTAAAATCCTTAGTTACACCATTAGCATCCTTCCAAGAGTAATGAAGTGTGTAGTGTGGAGCTTTGGGTTCTGTCTCCCTGTAAGTCTCTGGGCTAATGTTGAATCCTTTAATGATACTCGGGTAGTCTCTTGAAAGGTCTAATCCCGCTATCCAATAGTTATCCCCGAGCTTAGGCTCTATAACGATTGCGCCCTTGAGCTTCTCGCCTGTATCCTGACCGTATCTTGGTGTCCCGAGAACTACTTTGCCATGAGTCATGCGTAGGAGTGCGGAGTCTATTACTCTGTTCCTAACGAATGACTCATGCCAAAGGCAGCCAAATTCCTTACGGGACTCATCGTAAGTTTCAACCAGACCGTACTTATCATCGAGAGCTTTCATAATAAGAACGTCTGCTACATTACGCCTGAACATAGTCTCTGGGTAGTTATCCCATGTGTTACCCGAAGACCCTGTGAATGGTATCTTCTCTACTCCTAAGTGTTCCTTCTCGGTAACAAATCCTAAGGAGTAAGCATCTAACTCGGCGTCTGTAAATTGCTTGAATGCAACCATTAGATCGAACAGTACCATTCCCTTAACCCTGTGTGGTCGGCTATGCCACAGAACACTTAGCATCGGTGAGATGTCTCTGAAAAGGTGTAAGCACTTCTTACCGTTAGCATCTACCCGTTGCTTCCACTTCTCGATGTCGTATCTGTTTAAGTTCCAAGCAATCATAACGTCTGGGTCTAATTCAACCTTTAGGTCCATGAGAGCATCGAGGAATTGACTTTCTGATTTAAATGACTTTATCACATGTTTGGGACATTGTGATTTAGAAAGGAAGATGTCTGCCTTAGCCTGAGCCTGTAGCTGCAAGGAAGGCTTCCAATGCTCATTAATAACGTAGTAAGTGTACATGGTCTGATTGTAACTATCATATACACTGACCATTATCAAGTAGTCCTCTTGATTCATTCCGCTGGTGTATTCTCTGAGCGTGTAGGCTTCAAAGTCGAGATACCACTTGCGTAGAGCAACACTAAAATCAATAGGCTTATAGGTGTTCCCTGTGATCTCTACCCCGCATTTAATCTCGTTGTCAACCATCCAGCGTAAAGGTAAGAGATCGCTCTTGCCAAGGTCTGCTTCATAAGTGAAGATCGTTCTATCGTCCAGAGCATTGAACCCGAGGGTTTTCTGCTTGCTGGCTTTGTTAACCATGTGAATACTATCGCCTATTCTACCACCGTCCTCAACGGTAATCTTGGTGAGTAAGCGTTTCATTATGCTTCTTGTTGGGCTACCCTCTACTGCAACAACGTGCATCTGATCGAAGAACTTAGCTGCTTTAAGAGCCTTGTAGTCCTCTTCAAGAAGGTAAAAGTAAGGATAGAATGGTACTCTGCGTTTCAATCGCTTAAGGTCTTCTCCCCGACCAATAAGCATTACACAGGGTATTTGTCTGTGGTCTGACTCTACAGTACAGGCTTCTGCTGTTACAATACTCATTTTAACTGCTTGTAGAGTCATAGTTATCACCTAAGTTATCAATAAAAAATGAATGGGGTTTAAGAAACCCATCCTTCTATGTTCTTGACTTCGCCTTCGCCTTCTGCGGAGAAGACATTTGTCGGAGTTGCTTTCACAACGTAGACCCCTACTGCTTTCAGTATTACGGGTCCTTTACCTTTTTCGTAGGT